CTCGGTATTGGTCTTGTAAGAAGTGGTGATCTAATGGCTGATGATGACAAGACATTGCGCGACAACATGCGCCCTAAAAAAAAGAAGTACCCCTCAAAATACACAAAGGGTTCTTCAAACGTAAAACGCCACAAACAACTCATGGACAAAATTGCTCATTTCTACAAGACTAAGAAACAGCCCTACTCGGAAGCTGAAAAGAAGCAACTGGACAAGATGATGAAGGAAAAGGACAAGCTATGAGCAAGAAAAAGAAAGGCGGAATGGCCGGACTGGATGCGGCAGAGAAGGAAGTCTACAAACGGGGACTTGCTGCGTACATGAGTTCTGGAAGCCGTCCAAAGGTTTCTCAGCATGCCTGGGCTAGGGCTCGAGTCAACAGCGATTTTGGTAAGAAAGAAGCCGCAAAGATTCGTCGTGAAAAAGGCAAGAAGGACGACGACACTTTGAAAAAGAATATGCGAACCAAGAAGAAAAAGAAATAAAGGAGGAATCATGTACGGTAAGAAAAAAATGAAAAAGCCTGCAAAGCCAAAGAAGAAAAAATAGAGCGATGGCTAAGTGGCAAGACGACGAAGCCTTTGTGCAGTGGCTTTTAGAACAGCAATATGCAGAAAAACGCGACGATAAACTACACAGTTTTTTGAGTGGTGGTGTAGTTCTTTACATGCACGAAGCGTGGTCTACTGGGAAACAAGAGGCTAAAAAGCCGAAACCTTTGATATGCCAATGCAGCGTTTGTAGGCAGATGAGATCAGGGAAGGAGGACAATGGCGCACTTCTCACTGGATGAGTTTGTTGGGGCGATTCAGGAAGCAGTAGTAAAGTCTACGGACATAGCAGAACAGCATGAACTGAATCACATCCGAGAGGAAGAGTACTGGATTGACACCGGGGACAAAACGTCTGACGGTAGTCCTATCTACAAACCTCGAATGGTGACTGTTCGTTTGCCTATGTGGGAAGACGGAAAGCAAACCGAAAAAGACGTGCAGGTTCCGATGCAAACGCTCGTAACCGGGCAGTCCTTAATGATTGAAGCTTTGACTGTTGAAATGGATGTTGAGCTTCAAGGAATGGAAGATGGAGCCGACGTTGGATGCACTCATCGAAAACTAAAAATAAATCCAACAGTTGGTGGGAATGGATGGTTTGCGAAAAAGCGGAATACTGCTAAGATTTCCATAACTTTCAAGGGGCAGGAACCTCCAGAAGGTTATGCTCGAATCGACAATCAACTTATAAAACTACTTCCGTAGGAGACTTTTATGGCTGACGGCCTCGTAAAAATGTCGGACCAGTTTGGCGGCCTGCCGATGGATCAACTGATTGGTGGTCCTTTGAAAGCAGCTTGTGACTCTCAGGTTCAGCTAGCCAAGGCAACCGCTGACTTTATTCAGAACGTTGGTCTTGAGACTGACTCGAACGGGGTAGTGAAAGCCCGAACGGTTGACTTTACTTATACCAAGCCTGTGAATGATGGCGCTGGTGGGTACACCGAAGTTACCAACCAACTCGATGTTCCGATCCTTGCGATCCTGAACACTCCCTCTCTCCAGGTGAAAGAAGTCGAAGTCGATTTCACCATGGAAGTGAAGTCGAGCACCTCGGAAAAGAGCAGCCGAGACTACGAAGCTGCCATGGACACCCACGTCAAAGCAGGCTGGGGTCCAGTCAGCGTGGATGTGAAAATCCACGGTTCTATCTCAGCAAAGAGCGAGAACACTCGTTCTTCTGACAACTCAGCAAAGTACAACGTCAAAGTGATTGCCCGCGACGATGGAATGCCTGAGGGGCTCAAGCGTTGTCTTGATATCGTGCAGTCTGCAATTGCAGAGAAACCTGCCGCTGCCCCTGCTGCGAATCCTAATGCTCCTGCTCCCGCTCCTGCTCCTTCCGGTCGAGGTGGATAATGACTGTTTCAGCAACCAATCAAACGCTCTCTTTGGGCGCTGATGTTATTCATGACACTGGCCCCGGTCTTACCGCTGTTGAAGATGTGACTGGTGGTGCAGGAACTTGGTATACGATTGTGTATAAAAGCGGAGACGCAAACACTGCTTATCTAAAGCTATTTGATTCTGCCGATATTACTCCAGGTACAACACAGCCAAACTGGATTTTGCAGATGAAGCCAAACGATACAACCGTCTGGACCGTTCCTGATGGCGTCACGTTTACTAATGGTCTTAGTTACTTTGTGTCTGAAGAAAATGGAAAGGAAGCAACCACCGCTCCCTCTGGAACCAACAAACTTACAATCATTGTGAAACGGAGTTAGGAATGGCTGCAAGCTTTACTTCTAAAAGAATCAAGCTAATTGACTTTGTTGCTACTGAAACTGACGCTGATGCAACTGAAGCACAAGATATTAGTGGCAGTACAAATAATCTTGGCATCATGATTATTGACGTAGACAATACGTTGAACACAAGTGATGTTTGTCATGCCGCTCTATACGACAGCGGTAGTGACGTTAACGTTGGCACTGATGATCCTGATTTGTTGGTTAGAGTGCAGGGCGGAGTTGCTAGACAGTTTATTGGAATTATTAATACCGCAGAACCAAGCACCGCTACTTTTGGCAATCTTGCAATCGCTGCTGTTGTAGAGGCTGGCGCTGCAGGAACCACGAGCCCTACTGGTGAAGTCATTGTTCGCGTTGGCATCAAGAGCATGGGTTAGAAATGAAAACATATAGGAGCGAGTCGTTTAGGATTAGGTCTTGTGAAACCAAGAAGATCAATAAGAAGTCCGTGACGATTGTTCGCACCAAAGTTAGCGACAGAACCAGGTCTCCTGAACAGGAGCCAACAACAGGTTCGAGTCGGACGGAACGATTTGCCTTGTTGCCTGGACAGGAGGCCGACCATGTTGTTGAAGAGGGGAAGTAGGGGACAGGCAGTCAAAGATGTACAAAGCCTTTTAAACGACAAAGGCTTTGGCCAAATCGGAGTTGACGGCATTTTTGGAGCAGGCACAGAAAAGGCTGTCAAACGCTTCCAGAAAGCCTCAGGGCTGGCCGCTGACGGAATCGTAGGGCCAAACACCCTCAAGGTTCTACAAGCCGATGAGGAGCCAAAGCAGCCTGATGTTTCAGATGAACCTCCTGCAATCATCGATGTTTTGAAAGCTAAAGGCTACCCAGTCTACACAGACGGTCAAATCAACACCGTTGGAGTGAGATCAAATAATCCAATCTCAAACAGCTTTGATGATGAAATGCACTTGATGTGGGTGAACAACGGGCTGTGGCAACACAAGAAGTACAGAATCACAACGGATCCTGGGACTTATTGTTTAGAGCATCCTGAGGTCTACGGTCGTGCTGCTGGCACCGCTATCTTGGTTCCGGGGTCTTACAGGGCATACAAATGGGATATGCACCGTGGAAAGTACGAAACGCTGTGTCAAAGGGCAGCGCCCATCCGCGTATGGAGGGATGGCAACAAAGACAACATTCTTGATTACGGACACGATGAAGGCATCGAGGGCTGGTACGGTGTGAATTTGCACCATGCTGGGGAGAACTCTACTCGTGTGGACAAGTGGTCAGCCGGGTGCCAGGTTTTTGCCAGAATCGCAGACTGGAAAGAAGCGGTTAAGATCTGGAAGGCATCTGAGGCTGAGGTCTTTACCTACACTCTCATCACCGAAGATGACCTGTCTTAGGAGACGTAATGGAAAAGCTCAAAGAACTTTGGAAAAAACTAAACCCTAAAGTAGCTCTTGTCGGAGGAGTAGTTGTAATCTCAACCTCCTTGGGCACTTGTCATCTTATGGATTCAGAGGATAAAGCAGAAGCCCCTGCTGCTGAAGAAGCTCCTGCTGAAGCCCCTGAAAAAGAAAATGAAGTTCCTCCTGCAGAAGAACAGGAAGGGGACGCTGACCAGCCAGCGTGATTGAAGAAAGAAAGAAAGAAAAAGCCCCGTCGAGAAATCGGCGGGGCTTTATTCTTTAAGCAACCTGGGAGGGACTGCTTAAAAACAATAGCACTAAACTATTCTGTAGTGGAGTCTTCATTTGTTGGCGCAGGATTGGTGACGTTCTGAGCCATGACTCCGATTAGACTTTTGAGCAAGTCTTTCAACTCCTCGTCGCTACTCGACTCGCTCTTAGAAGTCAGAGCCTCAAGCACCTCTTTGTCTAAACCAGAGTTGTTGATGTTGACATTCATAGCAGGAACGCCGTTGCTGTATTGAAGGTCTTGTTGATTAGAGGCATCAATCCACTTGACCACAAGCATCACGCATTCTTCTTTGGCTGAGTCTTTCTTCAAGTCAACTTCATATTCACAAACTCGCCAGTCACCGTTGGGTTGGGACTGAGTAATGTTTTTCTCCATTCCCTCCAGGCACATTCCAACTTGATTGCTAAACTGTGAAGCAGTCACGTTCCCAAGAAAATTATGTAGCTGCCACTTGGCGTCTTTGAGTCTCGACCTGTAACCCTTGAAAGCCTTTCGGGATTTAGCGTCAACCTGGTTTAGCTCAAGCACCTTACGAACGACAGACACAAGCTCTGACGCTTGCAAAACCTTGCTTTCCTCGTCTGCCTCTTCGTTTTTTGATTTCATAGAAGTAAGTCTTTTAGACCTACGCTCATCTTCTAACTCGTTGAAAAGTCCCATTGAATCTTCCTTTTTATTCTAAAACAAAGTCGTCGTCTGCAGGGCTGTTGTTTAAAACTGCTGCCGCTTTGCTTTTGGTTTTACGACGTTTAGGTTTTGTGGGTGTATCAACAATGTCAGCGTCAACGTCGATTGCTTCCATGTTGGATAGTCGCTCTGCTTGAGCTTCTTGTTGAAGGTCATCTAACACAGGCTTTGGAATGAATAGCTCCTGATCTTTTCCAGTAATGTCGGCACTGGTGTCATGCTCAAGAACCGTCTTGGCTTCCGCTGTAAGGGGCAGGTACTTACAGATGCGTCGGATGACAGTCTTTCGCCACATCTCCTCGGTGTGTGTCTTCCAAGGGCCGCTGCCTCCACTGCGGGATGCGTCACGAATCTTTTCAATCTGATCCTTGCGCATAACCTCAACTTGTCGTTGCCCATCCTTGAAAAAGCAAACAGCATAAGCAAGCTTAGGCGCTCCAACCTCTCCGTCATAACTGGGCTTGTGTCGAAGAACTTCTCCATCTTCGAGATCAAAGTAGTGCTCAAAGTCCTCGCCCTCATGCACAACCCTTGCAACAAAGTTGGCAATCTCACCTGAACGACGAACAAGCTCCATCAACCCTGTGTAATCAATCCACAACTCAGCATCGTGTGTCTTCTTTTTGCTGTTCCAAATAGGAACCATGTGTGCCCGGTGAAGCACCCCTCCTGCAACAAGATTGAGTTGACATGCTTTGGCCAGCGCCATGTAAACAGACTGAGGAGAGCACTGAAGAAGCCTTTCGTTCTTTGCGGCCTCAAACATAGCCAAAGAAACAATACGGTCTACGTCTGTTCCTTCTGGTGCGATTTTCCTAAGAACCCCTTTCTTCTGCTCAAGGTAGGTCCCAAGTGTTCTCACGGGTGAAACTTCATTGCTCATTTGCTTACTCCTAATAGTCGAAGAACCCTTGCTCCGGGTTTTTCTTGAACGTACTTATCATATAAGTCCGGGTTGTCTTTGCGGAAAGACGCCTTGTCAAACACCTGCTGTGACCTGTTCTGCTTCCACGTCGCCACACCATCGATGCCTGTTGCGTCTCCTATCTTTGCTCTGAGCGTATTCTCGAGCAAATCTCTTCGAGCCTTGAGTTCTGACTGCTTTTTCTTAATCTCAGTCAACTCGTCTCGGATATCTTTGTCTTGCTTAGTAGCTCCCACAAACACGTCAGGTTCGGGTCTTGGGTGCATCATACTCAAGACCTCTTTGGCCTTAGCGCTACCATCTGGAGGTGGTGGCTCGTTAGCTACAACGTGCTTTTCCCACCACTCTGTGGCAAGGTTCATGATTTTCTGTCCAAGCTCTTTGTCCCGCTCGATTCGATAGATTCGTAGGTCATCGAGGTTGAACAGTGTGGCAATGTCCCAGTAGGGTGCATCCACAATCTCCATGTAGACTCGCATCTGGATTTCGACATCCAGCGGTATGTCGGTTGTCCCGTCTGCGCCCCAACCGTGGCGTGAACGTCGAGTCTTAGCATCCATGCCAAAGCTCACACCATTCTGCTTCACGAGCCTGTCTGGCGTCCCAAAGATTTTCTTGTTCTCCGGGTGCCAAAGCAGGCCGCTTTCCACAAGCTCGACATCATTGCCAAGCCTATGCTGGTACATCTTGCAGACGTAGTCTTCCATCATTTGGCCACGGAGGGTAACAGAATTGTCCCGGTGGTCTGATGCCGTCTCTATCCCAACTTTGTCAGCCCACAGTGCAAACTCGCTCTTCTCGAAGCAACCCATCTTCTGAGAAGCGTTTGCAGAGGCCGACACAATACAGGCGACATCAGTACCACCGAGACCCCGCTTCCTCTCCCTTAGCCATGCTTGTCTTTCTTCATTCATTATCTTGATCCTTATTCATGGTTTGAGTGTATGTCAATAGTTGACAGTAGATGAGCACATCTTGTTCGACAAACTATTGAAACTTTAGTATTTTCTCTTACGAGAGTGTTTGTTATGCGTTGCGAAGATTACAGAAAAGGGCTTCCTGGTGCGAGCACAAGGGTGCTTTTCGTTGATTTCTTAAATGAAAAGATGTCTTCTTTTGGAATCACGATTACCGTTGCGCACCTTAGAGAGTTGGAAAAGGGCCGCAGAGTGCCTTCTTTGCAGTTGGCTCTTGGTATTGAAAAAGCAACAGGTGGAGCGGTTTCTGTGAGAGAATGGCCGGGTCTACCATCATTGATGAGACATTGATTGGAGTTGAAATGAACGACAAAGAGTTCCTGCGATTCATGCGAAAAGGCGGCTGGAAACGTGCCGGTGGAAACATGGACAACCTTATGCGCCGACTGCTTAATCTTGCAGATCGTGCAGACGGTAAAAAAGACAACGTTGTTAGCGCTCGTGTTGGAATCTTGAAGGCAGAGATTAAGCCTGGTCCAGACGGAAAGCTTGGTACTGCTGACGACGAAGTCACCATCAAAAGAGCAAAGAGAAAAAGCCCCGCTAAAAAGAAGGCTCCTGCGAAGAAGGCTTCTGCAAAGAAGGCTCCTGCGAAGAAGAAAGCCCCTGCGAAAAAGAAATAAACTCTTCTTCAAATGGGCTGGGTACAAAGGTAAAGATTCCTTCTCGAACCTTTTGTCTTGTATCGATAGCCCATTCTAAGACTTTCTCTTCCCACATTCCGCTGAGTTCTCTTTCTCTGCTTACGTCAAAGCCTCTTCCGCTCGCAATGTGCAGGAAGCTGGCCGAGAAAAACTGATCAATCTCATAGATGAGATCTTGAGTCATCATGTACAGCTTGTATGGAGACAGCGCGATCCACTCTTGAATAACCAACAGGTCTTCTTTCGAGGGTGTGGTTTCGTTTTTGTCTTCCATCTTGCTGATGTATGCACCCACATCAAGCATAATAAAAGAACGATCCGTGTATTGCTCTGTAAGGGTAATGAGTTCACCCTTGCAGCCGAGGATCATCTCAGCACCTATTGCCATCAACATGTTGGCTCTGTGCGAGCTTTCAAACTCTTGAAGCATCGTTGCCATGTGTAGCAATTCGCTTTGGTCTGATGGAGACAACTCGTCTATGTCTTTCCATGACGCAGGTCGTAACCTCGGGGGTGTGTGGTTCTTGAGGTAATCGACTTGTTCTTCATTGGTCAGGAACAATTCGATAGTCAAATGATCAGCTTCTTGCATGCTTACTCCTAATAATCATCATCGGTATCGATTGGTTGTGGTTGTGGGAATGCAATCACCTCAGGCCGGAACCAAAGGTAGACCCTCTTTGAATGCTTCATAGTGCGCTTTCTTTTCCATCCCAAGTCTCGCAGGATGTCTGACACCCGCATCTGGGAAAACTTAGTCATTTGGTTGGAGTCCAAGTCCAGCGCAGAACTCATGATCTCAGACACCGACAACTGATTCTTCCCAAGGATGTAGTCCTCGACCAATGGTTGCCATGGGTCTGTCTCTTTGAAGTCCTCACTTACTGACTTGAGATCTGTCTCGTGCTTGCCATCAAGCCACCAGCTTTCCCCAGACTTGTACGCATGAACAGCTTCTGCCCAGAGTTGGTCTCTGTTTTCTTGTAGCCATGTGGTATCCACAGTGCCAATCTTGACTGGCCAAAACCGACGACTACCCGTATTGTCAGAAATGAATGACTCTTCATTTGTGGTGCCACAGAACACGCAGTGCCTCTTGATGGTCACCGAGTGTCGCCCGTAAGCTGGTCGATAGGTGTCGAATCCAGCAGACAGAAAAGCTTTCGTTCTGCTGTTGGCTCGCTTACGAATCGAGTCCAACTCTGCAATCTCATAGATCCAGGCTCGACGAATCTGGCTGTAGGCGTTTGGAGATCCAATGTCCATAGGCGTATCGCAGAAGTACTCGTCTCCAGCAAGGATTCGGAAGGTGGTGCTTTTGCGAGCACCCTGAGGTCCGTACAGAATCAGACAGCAGTCTGCCTTGACTCCGGGCTGCATCGCTCTGGCAATCGCAGAGATCATCCACTTCCTGCCCATGTCATGGTTCAACGATATGTCGTCTGCGCCAACACCGTTGATAAGCCAAGAGCTTAGTCTTTCAACGCCATCCCAAGGTAAGGAATTTAACCAATCGGTAAGAGGATTTACTGCGTTCTCCTCGCCAACTAATCTGGCAACCTCAGCAACAGAAGCAGTAGACACGCGCATTCCGTAGACAGCATCCATCCACATCTGAATCTTGGTGTCATCAGTATCCTTGTACTCCTTGTCACCTCGCATCATGATGCCTTTGAACTGATCCTCCCAAATCTTTCCCTTGAGTCGAGTGTCATGACTAAGAATGATGTGAATGTTGCGACGGGTTGGTCGCACTACTATGTCTCCATTCTTTGTCGTGTATGAGTCCAGCATCGACATCACGTCGCGTTGAGCACCACGCTTGGTAGGCTTTTTCTCTTTGGCTTTGCCGTCCTCCACTGCCTGTTTCACAAGCCCGCGCAACGTCTTCCCACCAGCAATCGCAGTATCTAAATCAGGCACTTACTTCTCCAGCTTCATCCGGTAAACTTTCTTACCATCCAGGTTCTTCTTTATGTTCTCAGCATAAGCATCTCCGGTCTCATCTGGGTCAGTGCAAATCACAATGTCCAAACTGTCCGGTATCGATATTTGTTTTATCCGTGAGAAAGAACCAGATGTCCCAGCAAGAATAGCAACATTCATCTTCTCATGAATTGCAGCAGAGGCTGCTCGAAAAAGATCTGTAATCCCCTCACAGATCAATAAAGCTTCAAGCTCGCTATCAGCACTGCCTCTCAACAGCTTGACTCCTTGCCTATTGGCGAGCAGTAATCCGTTGGCCTCACAACCTTTAGGCCATCGGCTTTTAGGCTTCACTGCTTTGTTAGAAACGGCGCGTGCGTGCAAGCTGGCAACCCTGCCATTTATCTCAAACGCAGGGGTGACAAGCCTCCAGGTTGGAGACCAGAAACCTGGCCACCATTCCGGCCAGTTGTATTGGTTTCTAAGTGGAATAGCCTTGACCATTCCTGTCTGCGCAAGCAGTTCTAAATCAAACTTTCTGAAGCTCAGAAAGTCTCGAACCATTTGGTCCTCGCGGCATCCGTTCATTTTATTGAGCGGAGTAGATGCCCTCCACAAGGAGGCAACCTGCTCAACGTTTGGTCTCTTAGGCTTGTGGATCACAGGCTCAACATGCTGGTATTGTTCAATAAACCCAGTGTTTTCAAACCAGTCTCGAACCTTTTTCTTTTGATCAGCGCTCATTTCTCTAAGCTTCTTGTCAAACAAAGCATAAGAAACGAGGTCAACAACATCTCCCCTCTTGCCACAGCAGTGACACTGCCAAGCAGTACCCGCCCCGTTCATGCCAACCGGCCCACGCTTGTCTTCACTGCCGCGATAGATAGCGCCGCAAGCAGGGCAAGGAGAAATAGACCTGCCCTTCTTGACTGTTAGCTGTAGCCTTTGAGCGGCCACATCTAACGGCGTACCCTTAGCTTTTTGTATCCACATTATTGCTCCCACTTGCTTTCCCGTGCGGCCCCCGGCGCAAGCACCGGGGACCTGTGGGAGCCCCAACATGTGGGACTGGGCTGATCAGGCCCAAAGCTAAAACTTTCATTTAGTAATCGTATACTCGAATCTTTCTCCAGGTTTGACTGAAAACTCCAAATGAATCCCAGTCTCTTCCTTTGCCTTTGATGCCAGCCGAGCCAGCGTGTCCAAAGAAACAGGTGGCCTGTTCCTCGTAACCGTACCCCACAAGGTGGTGTGACTGATTTCCAAGATCTCTGCCGCAGGTCTAAACCCGCCACCAATCGCTTCAAACAGTTCCCTTACTGCCGGTGTTGTATCTATTCTCTCCATCTATGCCTCCGGTATTACCGTCACCCATTCATCAGGCTTTACGAGAACCTCAGACTCTAAATACTCGTCTGTTTCCTCAATCAACTCAAAGACAATCTCTCCCTCGAGAACATCACTGTTCCTTTCTCCAAGTTGTTGTAATGCCCACGTCAGCGCTTCGTCTTCATCTACACCAAGACCAATAATGTTCAGTTGGAATCGGTATTCGTTTATTGTTCTCTTTGTTTCTTTTTTCATCAGTTTCTTCTTGGAAGGCTGGGGCAGCAGGACTTGAACCTACAACTTCCTGATTAACAGTCAGGCGTTCTGCCAATTGAACTACACCCCATCAGTTTTATCGTGGACTCCAGGACACTACTCTTGGACCACCCGGCCACCCATCTGAGGGAGCGTGCGGTCTGAAAATAATAATAGCGGAGCCTTTGGGTGCTGCCGCAGCTTTAGTTCCGTCTGGTTTGAGAAAGCTTACCCTTCCCCGCAATAGACGAATCTCATCTGCCTTCCATGCAAACTCATGCCACCATGCTGTGTCGGTGCAAGCCATGACTAAGGCGACTACTGGTTGCTTTGAAATGTAGGTCTGATGCCAGCATTGCTGAACCCATTTGCCCACATTTCTACCGTATGGTGGATTGCAGAAGATTGCGCCGCTGGAAATCCAATCAGTAGATAAAGCATCCTGCCATGTATGGACGCCATGATCTGGCCCCATGTACCTCTCGCATAGCTTGCTTTCGAAGGTGGCTGCCGCGTCAAGCTTGAAGTCAAACTCAAGGTTGAGCTTTTCAAAAAGCTTGGGCGGCGTCCTCCAGCAATCATCTTTGCTTGAGTGAATGACACTCCAGGGTGATTGCTGTTTCATTAGACAATGTGATCCATGAAGTCATCAACAGGGTCTGTCGATGCGGCTCGACGTGGACTTGACTGAGCTTGTCCGTTGTCTCTCATGAATCGCACTTGATCGGCAACAATCTCTGTTGTGTACTTGTCGTTGCCTTCTTTGTCTTGCCACTTGCGAGTCTGGAGTCGCCCCTCGACGTACACCTGCTTGCCTTTCTGGCAGTACTTTGCGACGTTCTCTGCTGTTTTTCCCCAGCACACAACGTTGTGCCACTCAGTGTGATCTCCCCAGTTGCCGTCACGATCCTTGCGTCGTTCGTTTGTGGCGATGCTGAAGCTGCACACTGTGCTGTTTGCGGTGGCCCTGGCTTCAGGATCTCGGCCAAGGTTTCCAATAATAATTGCTTTGTTGATCATTAGTCTTGTCTCCAATCGTTTCCGATTATGGTTGTGAAAAATAGTCCGACTGCTACCCAGAAAAGGATTCCACAGTTCATCTTCTCTCCTTTTGTTTGCTTACTCTGTTCTCTGCCAAAAACTTCTCTTGCATCCATTCAGCTACAGACTCAAGGCCCGCGCACCTTAGACACATAGACATGAGTCCTTTGTGTTTGCTGTCCAGGTACACAACACCTGGTTCAAAGCATCCTTCTACGTCACACTCGATTGATATCACTCTGTTTCTCATTCAAGCTCCAAGAGCGAGGCACCTGATTTCGGTCACCGCTGTGCCTCCCCGTGCGGATAACCAAGTGAGACAAGAAATCACTTTGACCTAAACTATCGGTCGTTGTACCAATCGCGTTGACCGTGCATCCACTTGATTGCAGTTCGGATGTCTGCCCGATCCTTTGCGTCGAGATCTTCTGATTGCTCAAGCACTTGCTTGTAAAGCATCTCGCTATGCTTCAGGATCTTGGTCATGCCTCGGTTCACTTTGTTTGTGTATGCTGGTTTTCTCATCGTCTTTCCTCAAACTCGCAACCAAGCGAGTGGTAAAGCCTTGCCCGTTTCTTGGCCATGGCGATAAAGAATGGTTCATTGTCAATAAGGTCGTAAACGACCGGGGTCTTCTTGCCTTCCCGAATGCGCATGATCCTGCCTATTCTCTGCTGAATCCTGCCCATCGCTTTGGTTGGGACGGTAAGAAAGACTGTATCAAGACCAGGAAGATCCAGGCCCTCATCTGCCAAGCAAGTGGCGAAGATGACATCGATTTCTCTCTTATCAGCAGCCGCCAGAATCTCGGCGCGTTTGGTCTTTGATACCCGCCCGACAAGAGCGGAAGCTCGAAGCCCCTCCTCTCGTAGCTCCTCTGCCATTTGTTCGCAATGTGCAACACGGTCAGAAAGCACAAGAACTTGCCTGCCTTCGTTCCTGACTAAGATGTCAACTTGGTCGAGGATGAACTGAGTTCTGTCTTCGTCACTGCACATCTGCGACACAATGCTTGTCCATTCTGGACGTTCATCCCCAGGTATCGACCAGCCAGTGCGAACCTGTCGGATGATGGGTCGGCTAACAAGTCCACGAAGAACGAGGTCGTGTGTGGTGATCTCACTCAGAACCTCTCCCATGTGCCAATGCAGAAGCTTGGTCAAACCATCGGGCCTCTCAGGTGTAGCGGTCAGTCCGAGCCTGTACTTCTGCGGCATCGTCATTAACACCTCGCAGAATGTAGAGGCTGGAACATGATGGCACTCGTCCACAATCAACAGACCAAACTGCTTACCAAAGTCATACCTCTCACTCCACAGCCATCGAGAGATTGTCTGGAAGGTAGCGATGACAACCCGGTTCGACTTGCCTTTGTCCAAGTCATTGATGCCACCGCCTACGATTGAAGCATCGCAGTTGAGTTGCTGCTTGACTCGATCTGCCCACTGCTTTGCCAGGTCCAGGGTATGAACAAGGACAAGCGCGGGGGTGTCGATTGCTGCGATAGCTCCCATGCCAATGGTTGTCTTGCCTGCGCCACATGGGGCGATGACGACACCCTGACTCTCATATTTGAAGTTTGCTATCGAATGCGTCTGATAGTCCCGCAGCTTGATGTGATCCGCGAGCTTGAGCTTCTCGGCATCGGGAAACGAGGTCTTGTCGTACACCTTGGTACCGTGAATGCTGAGTGCCACTGCCCGTGGAATCTGAAGTCCGTTGCCCCATGGGTGAGCAATGGGTAGCCTCTTGATGGCAAGCACCCACTGGTCAGGCAACTCGATGTACTTGCCTCTTTCTCTGAGAGCCATTGCCTGGTGATACTCTGGGTTCGGCAGTCTAAGCTGTCGTCCTATTGTCTTGAGTGCTTCACTGTGCTTCGCTACAAAGTCAGGATGCACATAGAGGGCACCGCCCTGAACGATAGCATCATCAACAGATACCTTAGACATCTTGTTCTCCCTCTTCCAATCGGATGTCTGCGAGCTTGTTTGCAAGCGCCATAAGCTGAGACATCAGTTTCTTCCTGGCTCTTCTCTCTTGTGCGAAAGAAGATTTGTTTTCCAAGACCTCTCTGTACTTGTCCAAAGCCGCATCGAACTCAGACATGACAAGCGCCACATCGTCTCTAAACAGAAGCGTTGTCATCACTCGCCTCCGTACAACAGATCGTTTGCTTCAGCGATTCTGCCCTCGTTGACTAACGAAACCATTCGCTCCAACTCAACAGGTTCATCGCAAGTGATTTCTTCGTAGTCGAGTTCAGACACTGAGTCTTTGCAGATTGCAGTGACATATGAGTTCCTATCATCACTGGGTACCTTGATCGTCGAGAGCATGTTCTCGACATGATGGATGGCCTCTGCCTTGGCTCTGTCACTGCTCAGAGAAGTGACGGTCAAGAGGTGCGTTCGCTTTTGCACAACCGTGATGTACATCTGGTATTCTTTTAGTTCATTGCTCATTTTTTCACCTTGTCTTCGTGGTTGAACAGGACACCGAGCGCGTAGTCGAATGCGCCCTGTCCTGTTTCTTCGTTGACGTAGAGGTTGATTTGTCCCTCCAGTCGCAGTTGTGATGTGGCGTAGAGCATTGCTCCAAGCGCCTCGATAAGTTGTTCTTGTTCTTTCTTACTCACTTGTCTCTCCTTGGTTTTAGATTGGTCCAATGTCTTCTCTGTCCCATTCGCCACTGTCCACTTTCTGGATGCAGTAGACGCATAGGTTCTTCACTTCCTCGTGGTACGAGGTTCCGTCAACGATGTCGTTGTTGTAGGACATCTCGTTGCAGCAGTCGCACACTGTCCCGTGCATGTGGCACAACCTTAAGTCACCGTCGTGATCTAAGTCCTCTTCTGCCAGTGGTTCGTGGCAGTACTCACAGAGGGGGTGATCCTCCGGTAGCTTTGGTTCGTAGTATGCTTCCCATTTTGCCCAGTCATGCGCGTCCATTTCTTACTCCTAATAAAAAGGTGAGGTTGCAACTCAACGGGGACTGCCGAGCCCCTGGCAGAACCGACTCAAACGGCGCTGCAACCTGTAAACCTATACACCCGTTGAGAGTTGTCATTCCACAACAAAATGTATTTGAGACATTTCGTGACATTACTGACCTGCTCTTTCTGCTTTGAGCAACTCAACATCCTCAATCACTTCCTTGAGGTACTCATCCGCGTCACAGGTAGAGCAGACAAGACCGCGTACCGTGTGGTCGTAGGACTTGTCATCGTCCTTGATTTTTATCTTGGTTTGCAGGTAGTCCATTTCTAAGCCATGGAACAGTCCATTGCACACAAGGCACGGGGTCTTGTAAACCCCGTCACCATCAATCTCAATAGCGGGGGCTGAGTCGAGGTTTTCTGTTGTCTCTTTATGGATATTCCGAAACTTCCGACAAGCCTCGTATGCACGCTTATCTCGCGCCTTGATCACGCTTTGCTCGATTTCACCACCATCCAGCCGAGTGTAGCCACCTGCTCCGCTGCCGTCTACTTTCAGACCATGCGCTCTCCTGCCGTTTGTTTCAATGCGGTAGGACAATCCGTTACTGCTTTCCGTGGAGCCACGGTTGCAGACTACCTGCACCTCAACTTTTCTTGTGATGGTAACTGTCTCAGTCCACTCTTCAGGCTCTTCACCCAGGGTCGCTCTGTAGTCACTCTCGCTGACGTAGCTTGTGTCAGCCTTCCACATGTATGACATCACTCACCTTCCTGAATGTGAGCCAGTGCTTGTTCTTTTCCTACTAAATCCA